CACCTTTAGCCTTCTCAAAAGACCTATAAGCACCAAGACCAAGCATACCAAAAAGAAGAGTCATAAGAGTTTCTAGTTCGAGACCAGGAAGGAATGTAGTATAGCCATTTATTGCTACAGTCCAATTAGCCAAAGGACGAACCACAAACTGAAAAGCCAAACCAAAACCGCACACCCAACCAATAAAAGGACGCCAACCTGCCCGGAAAGGATCGGTAGACTCCGCTTCAGCTTTATTAACTGAAATTTGAGCAAGAGCCAAAGATACATCAGCTTCAAGCTGCTTAAGTTCACCATCCTGTTGAAGTTGTAAAAGAGCAAGACGTGCCTTATCTTTCTCTTCAGGATTAGGGAAAAGTCTTTCAATAAGTTTTGTACCAACATCGAAGATTCCTGTTAAAAGTAGGGGATTCATTGCAACCACTCCTGTACTTCTTGTTCTTCTGCTCCAATAGACTCCAGCATGGCATCAAGAAGAGTTAGACAAGGTTGCTCTTCAATATCTTCTGGATCATCTGGAAGAGGAGGATCAAACTCAACCTTGACATTAGCAAACTCATCATCAACGTTAGTAATATGGATAAGTACTCGTTCAAATTTCATTAAGTTTCCTTAGAGATGGGGGTTATAATCTGTTTCTTTTTGCAGCAAGAGAGTACGAAGATAAACTACAAGGTCTAGAGCTTCATTATAAGCATGGTTTAGCATGTCTTCATTTGTATTTGCTGTAAGGTACTTACCATACTTATTATAACCCATCTTCTCTCTTTTAGCAATGTCTTCTAGAACATAGTCCCAAGAAGTCTGCTTATCTTCATACAGAATATCTGAGCAATCACCCATCGTACTTCTCCTTAATCATTTTAATAAGCTCAGGATGCCTATATTCATATTGGTCAGGAATATCTAGAGCAATGAGGTCTTTGTGCTGGAGACCAAAAGTTGTAAGCATCCCCTCAATCTCTTGAGCCATCCAAGATTCAGCACAGACAATTTCATCTGCCCAATGTAGAAGTACTTCATCCACAGGAATGAGAGCGTATTCTTTACTCAACCCTGCTGCCCTAGTGTTGTAGTTGTAAGGCTCTTGGGAGAGCACTACAGCCATTGTAGGGCTACGGAGAAGTCCTGCACTACAGACACATAGGACTTTTTTTGTAGTTCCTTGGAATCTGTTAGAAGCATTACCAATACGATTGTAAAAGCTCATTTGTACTTCTTCTCCAAGTATTTCAAGCTAATGGCATGATGGTAGAAGCTGCCTTTATCCACCTCATACAGCATGTGTACACCACGGAAATAGTTATTCCCCTGCTTTGTCAAGTAGTCTTCATCATGTTCATAACAACAACCAGCAAACAAACCAGTTATTGTACTTCCATCTGCTCGGTAGTCTGTAGCAATATCCATAGTCTGTACATGACCTTGTACACAAGACATATGCTTCTTAACAAGCATTTGCCTAGCGCTTGTACAGGGACGATTCATCACACCTGAGGTAAAGTAGTGTGAGTAGTTAATTCCATCAATAGTTACGATTTCAAGAAATGGATGAACCTCCCAAACATAATAAGGCAAATCAGCAACAGAAATAAGCCCATCTAGTTTCCTATCTTCTTCAATAGCTCGATTAATACGCTCCTCATGATTACCAAGGGTAAGAATAAGACGAGGTTTCCACTGCTTCTCTTTATTCCTCTTAAGACGAAGCATCTCATCTTCAATAGGTTTGAGAAAGGTGTTCATAGCCTCTGTAGCAGCTTGGATGTCTTGGGTATAGCTCCTACCCTCAAAACTCTTCTTGCCCCTGTCATACGAGCTTAGAGAGGGCATATCAGCGAAATCACCAATCTGGACAATTACATCAGGTTTCTTGTCAGCAAGATAATGACCGACTCTTTCCAAGAACTTGAAATCATTACCAGACTTAGCCTGTACGTCTGGAATTACTGCATGAACTTTAGCCATATTTTGCCCTCACTTCTTCAAAATCAACGGGGGTATAATTAATCTGTTCAACAGACACATTCATATATCTAATATCCTGCAAGGAATTTCCATGTAGGTGTCCATGAATGTTAGCTCTCCAACGAGATAGGCTTTCAGGGTGAATAGGGATATGAGAAAGAATGACCTTATCTAGTATCCAGTAAGCTCTAACATCTTTAAAATATTGTTGGTACTGACTAAGTTTTAATGTATCATGATTACCTTTGATTAGTACCTTGGTGCCATTTAGCCTCGGAAGGATAAGATCAAGCCACTTCTTAGTAAAGAGAACATCGCCTAGATGGTAGACCTTATCTTCCTTACCAACAACCCTATTCCAATTTTCGATCATTGTTTCGTTCATCTCCTCAAGAGAGGAAAAAGAACGAACAGGTGTACCATCCTCATTACTGAATGTTAGAATATTAGCGTGTCCAAAGTGGGTATCGCTAATAAGAAAAGTCTTCATGTCATCTTCCCTTGTTTAACTTTCTCTTTAGCTTCAGGAATATAATTCATCTCCCCTGAATTATTCTTCAGAAGGGGTTTAACTACACATAGCATAGCTTCTTCCTCACTAATCTTGTACGCTCCATAAGTGTTACAATGTGTAATTACATTCTTTTCTCCTAGAATAAACCCAAAGAAAGCAATAGCTACTCCTACAAGGAGTATTGCCACCCAGGCAAAGAGGTCTTCATACCAGTTCATTTCTTCTTCCTTTTCTTTGTTTCAGCAAGAGTTTTCTTTCGATGACAGGGTTTACAAAGTACTTGAAGATTGTCAGGAGAACAGAAGAGTCTGTCAACATACTCATCAAAACTTGTAAACCCTTTGTCAACATCTACTACTGTAACTATATGATCTACTTCTACATCTACCTTAACAAACTCCTTTTTGCATTTAGCACACTTATAATGTTCAGCAAGCCTGCCTGTAGCTTTGTTAATCTTTCTACCTACAGAAGCTTTCTTTAGAGTTTCATACTTAGCAGGAAATCGAGAGAAGCCCTTACGGAGAAGGGAGATGATGAAGCCTTTTTTCCTGCCTTCTGTCCACACTACTTAAAACTCCCAAAGCTCATTTTCTTTTTTCCTAATCCATAGGAGCTTTCCGATAAGGCTAATTCTCTCTCTTGCTTTCTCTTCGTCCAATCCCAAGAATTCTTGGTAGGCTGTAAGAGTTTTTGTTTTAGCATCTTGTTCATTAGTCCACTCTCCTAGAATTTTCTTAGCTTTAGCAGGCCCAACTTTAGGAAGACCAGGAATATTATCTACCCTATCTCCTGTCAACAATTGAGAATAGAAGAAAGCCAGACCCTCTTCTGGAGTAATTTCATAATGCTTGTTCTTGACAAAGTTGAAATGTCTTCCAGGAATCTGATCAAGGTCTTTGTCAATTGAGCAGATGATAGTGTGCTCTGTTTGGCTATACCCCATTACATCATCAGCTTCCTCATCCTCACACATTACAGCAGCTTCATGATTCATGAGGTATTCACGAATAAGCTCATAATGTTTAGGTTTATCTTGAGTACGATTAGCTTTGTAATCAGGATAAATTACTTTCCGATAGTTGTTCGTTCCAGTAAGAAAGACAACATAATCAGAAGCACCACTATCGAATAGAATATTATCCAAATAGGAATTAATACGAGAGAGAGTAATCTTTTCATCAACATCTTGGGTAGTAAACCCTATACGGTAACAAATGATGTCTCCATCTAAAAGGGCAAGAGTACCATCAATCGGTTTGTACTGAAGTCTCTGGCGTTTCATACTTTGCTTTCAATTTGAGGTATTGTGCTACTTCTCTTTCTTTTTTAGCTTGTCTTTCTTTTAACTTCTTCTGCTTAATTTCATTTTCTCCAGAGAGTCTCTTCTGGTATTCATCATCTGTTTCCTCCCTGGAGTAGTATATGTTAGTATCTCTACCACCATCATAACCATAGTAAATATCTTTTATGTAAGCGGATTCTCCGTAATTTTTGAGGAAACCCTCCAGATAATTAATAACGTCTTTAATCGGACCAGTTAAAACAACATCTGCTGTAATAAGTTGATCAATCAGTTGGCGTTTCATAATATTCTTCATCCTGCTTTGTCCAACTGTTCTCCAACTCCTGTAGAAATATCTTCAATTCTTTGATTGTCATCTTTTCCTTTCTCTAGTTTCTTTTCATACCAATACTGCTTCTTCCCAAAGATACGATCATAAGCTTCCTTGTATTCCTCAGAAGGAACTTTACTATGAAGACGTTCTCCAGGTTGCTCATACTTTTCCATAGTGTTCTCCATCTCCCCCATTCTGTCCAATAATATCGATACGTTCTTCATCAAAATCCAGTTCCAACTGATTCTCTAACAATTTAGCATAAGCTTTAATATCCTTCATTGTACATGGTCCAAGGAGTTCTGTCCACTCATAAATTGTTTTACCATGAAGCCGGGGGATAGGAACTTTAGAGACACTCATGATCTTTTTTCCAATCTTGATATGTTACTGTCTCTAGCTTCTTGATATAAGCGTAAAGATGATCAATAATCCTTTGTCTCCCTTGCTCAAAAGTTCCTACAAAGACTCCAGGAATGTCTTCATCTCCTTGATAGTATGCACTAATAGATGGTTTATCTAACCATACACTTACTTTTGCCATGTGTGTTCTCCATGTAGGGGGCAATTACCACTCCTTGTATAGTAACCAGTAGGATAGGCATCCTCATTATCCATTTTAGGACAGGTACATCCAGCCATTTCCCAGAAGCGATGGTAATTGGGGTCTTTAGGAAAACCCCAGAGTTCTTGGAGTCGATACTCATTTTGTTCCCAAAGTTCTACATAAGTAGAAGCAGAAATTTCTTTGCAAGTATACTGATGCTTTAAAGATTTTCGGTAGGCTTGCCAAAAAATAATCTCATGAATAGTAGAATTAGAAAGTCCAAGCTTATTTGCTAGTTGCATATTAATCATCTAGCTCTTCCTCGATTTGAACATAAGGGCAAAAGTGAGGATTATCCACCATACAATCTTTCCAGACTAGGGGAAAATCACTTTCATCTACTTTATCATATCCAACAATATAGTAAGGACAATCCAGGCAAAGAGTACTACCAATACTCTCGTCAATCACTTCGTATGCTTCGTCTTTAGTCATAATATTTCCTTAAATGGTGGGAGATGAGGAAGTCGAATCCTCAAGCCAAAGGCGAGGGATTTTAAATCCCTTGTGTTTACCAATTTCACCAATCTCCCATATCTGGCACCCTCGCTAGGAATCGAACCTAGAATGGAAACTTAGAAGGTTTCTGTTATATCCATTTAACTACAAGGGTATGGAGCCGGAGCACAGACTTGAACTGTGAACCCCTTCATTACAAGTGAAGAACTCTACCATTGAGCTACTCCGGCTGGAACTGATTAGTAAGGACTCTCTTCTTCCAAATCCTCAAAGCTATTGAACTTCTTATAGAAAGCAGTCTTATCGAAGTCAACACCTTCTTGGATACGCTTCTTCATCCAATCAGGAAGACCTTCAAAAGTTTTAATATCGGGGCTATCTAGATCGAAGAAGAGAGTAGGATTAGCTAGAGGATCAACATTCATACCCTTGATAAGAGAAGTAGTGGCTGTAATCTTATCCTTACCCGTGGAAGTACTACCGATAGTGATCATAAGAGGCAACCCAAGCAAGCCAGCTACATTACGTCCTTTCATGGTAGCTTTACCACCAGGGTCAGCAGCTTTCAGAAGCCCTTGGATAGCTGCCTTCTCATGAGCAGAGACAGTGTATTCCTTACCAATCCAACGAGGTTTGGCAATAGACTCAATCTCAATAGTCTCAGTAGGAAGCTCAAAGTCAATCCATACCTTATGCTGTACTACGTCATTACCATCATTATACTTCTTAACTTCTCCTGTCTTGAAGTCAGTAGCAAATTGCATACCGAAGTCAAGGATACGTACAATACGTGCAGGATATGTACCTTCACCAATACGGGGGTAGGTAGTCTTAGCTTTTTTAGTCTCAGAAAAATTCAGTGCCATTTGGTTTCCTCAGTTAGTGTTTAATTTGTTTAGGTTGGCAATAAGCCACAGTATTACGTTTATTCTTACTTTCTGCAACAGGTTGATCACCTGTTTTCATCTCACGAAGTGAACGGTAACAGGTCTCCTCTGAAGGAAAAACTGGAATACTAACAGTCCCACAACCTGCCCAAGTAACACCTATACAAATAACTAGTTCCCACATCCTATTCTCCTACATAGAATTATACAGCAACAATAGATTGTGTCAAGCATCCAATGGATAGATTGGGCGTGAATAATACCATTTGTATTCTTTGTCTAAGCTACCTCCTTCCTTAAGGATGTGTCTAGCGTATGCTTTAGTTAGGCATGCTCGCGCACAGTGTTGCGTGCGTAGCGCAGCAAATCCGCCAGGCCAACCCAGTTGCCGTATGGCCCTCTCCAGCATCCTGCGTCACCCCAAAGGTGTACCTGTCCGGCATGGTTCAGACCGCAGGGCTTGTATCCCGGCTTGTCACTGCACTGCCAGTGGCTCACGACAAAGCCGGTGTCCTTGGTGGTCTTCATCAGAATCACCTTATCTTCCAAGCTCAGGCCGCTGTCCCACCACGGGCGCGTCTGGTACGCTCGGGTTAGCGCGGCCATCAACGTTGCGCCGTTGTTCAGCATGTCGTTTGCGGCGGCCAGGTCATCACACTGCTGCTCATACTCCAAGCACTGCGCTTCGGCGCGGAACTGTTTGCCGTCTTTGGCTTCGTACATCGTCACGGTTTGCATATCGTCCTTTCGTTGTGGCATACCTATGCCTAAGAAATTAGCCAGAGTATTTTCGCTAGAAAGCTCTTGAACAAGGTAATAAAGTACTCACCATCTTGATCATACTCATTTATTTCATAAGTGAGTGCCCAAACAGGTTTAGTGCACATCGTACCAACTCCTTCCTACCTTAGGTTCGCCAACAATCTCTACATTAAGCTTGAAGAACTCACCAGCTTTCTTAAAAGCTTGTCTAGCAAGAGGCAAGAACCTATCTACATGTGCATCCAGTACCTCATGCTCTAACTCATCATGATAAAATATCAACTGCTTTGCATCTAACTCCTCTCTAATTATCCATTTGTCAAGATAGAGTGCTGCAACTTTTACAACAACACTACCCGCATTTTGAAACATAAGGTTGACAAGAGAATGTTGGCTACGAGCATGAAGTTTTCTTCCGTCTATGCCACGTATAAAGCCACCACTCTTACCTCCCCTAGCTTCCCATGCTTTTGTCAAGTCTTGTTTGAAGAGGTCAAGAGCACGATATCTAGTCCAGAAAGCATCAAAGTGCCTAGAACCTGTTCTTAGATCAACCCCCAAGGTAGCAGAGAATTTAGGAATCTGTGCTCCATACATCAGTGCATAGTACGGAGACTTAGCATCATTCCGTGAGCAACCCCACATATCCGCATTCTCTTGGTGGATATCTCCATGAAGAACAAGGTTAGCTAGTTCATCACCTCCAGGATAATTCAACATAAAGTGAGCAAAGATACGAGCCTCAAGAGCAGCAGCATCCGTACCAACCATACTGTAACCTTCAGGTACGATGAACAAATCTCTAATTTCAGCCCCATATACTGCATGGATAGATGGGATATTCACAACAACAGAATGAGTAGCACGTCCTGTGTTGGTAGATTGGGGTATACATCTGGCCTCAATCCTCCCATCATTCCTTACTGCATTCAACAAACCTTTTTCTTCACCATCCCTTCTCGTATTCTTCAACATACGTTGACGATGGATAAGGATATTCCTTCGTGCTACTTGCTTAGGAATATCTCCCTTGACACTATCAAAACTATCTTCTGTAAGCTTAGGGCTAGTAGGAATAGGATTACCATCTTCATCCTTGACCAAGTAGCCTTTAGCATCCTTACGATAGTTATATTCCGTAGGTTGCCAGCCTTGAGAGAGCAAATACCTCTTTACTTGATCCGAAGAATTAAGATTGATAGGTTCAAATCCTATCCTTGTGAAAGGCCCACCTACAAGATTAGTCATCACTCATAATATTTCTTAGCAACTTTATCAACAACTTTCTTCTCAATAGGCTCAAGTTCAAATTCAGAATAACTAACTGTGTAAGGTTCTTCCTTCACAAAGTATTTATCCAGGGAGGCTTCACCAAAGCCAGCAGCACGGAGAACAGGTTTTACTAGGAGTTCAATGTAATCATCAATGGTTTCAAAATCTTCCTTAAGGTAGATGGAAAAGTCACCATTGGTATCAGACAGGGTAATTTGCATCATTTAACCACCTTTTAGTAATTTCAGAATAGTCACCAGACTTCAGGAAAGGTTTCCTAACCTCTCCTAAATCCTTAATAGTCATAGGTATTGCAGGTATCACTTTCTGTTCTATTTCATGGATTTCCTCTTGTATCTTGGTTAGTAGGGTTTCAGCTTTCTTTATATCGAACAACACACCATTCAATTCTTGCTTAGTCTGGATATGTTGCATATTATACTCAAGAGTAAGAGATGCAGACCAATCCCAATCTCCTGCTTCCTCTTTTAATACATCATAGACTCTCTTAGTAATATTAACATCTTGTATACAATACTGCAACATATCATTAGAAAGTTTACTAAAGTCTTTATGAACTCCTTTAGGCATTCTTAATCGAATACCCCAATCTTCTAAAGCATGTCCATTCCTATCAGGAAAAAATAATCTAGACATAATTATAGTATCAGCTAGTTTATTAATATCTATTTTATACTTAAAATTAAATAATTTAGCTAATAATGGTAGATCATAAGCTATAATATTATGTCCTACTATATATTTATCTTCTATAAAAGCTAGATAACTATATATATCTGTATATATAATAGTATTCTTAGGGTAGCATAAGTCTTCATCCTTGTCAACATATATGTAAAAAGTAGCTTCCTCTACAAGATAGCTCACTATGCACCATACTTTTGTGGCATCTCTCAGTAGTGCATCTGCTTCAATATCTAAAATTAAGGTTTGCATACATACACGTTCCTTGCATCAAAATTACAGTCTACATACCCTCGTATACCCTGAGCCTTTTTAATTGAACCTAGGGGCTTATAGGTGCCTTGAGAAGGCAATAAGGAGGGGACCGATAGCACTACAGAGAGGAGGATAGAGCAGATCATTTTTTCAATCTATCGCAAAGAGGACGAATAGCATAAGCAATCCTTTCTCTAAGTTGCTGTGCATCCCGATACTTCAGTGCAATATCCCGAAGTTCATTAATCAGAAATGCTGTATCATAATCTTTCCATTCCTTCTCTTGTGGATAAATCACACAATCCGTATAATCATTAATTGATGTAGGCATTTTCTTTCCTTATCGACAGCCTTAGCTGCAAGCTCAAGAAGTTCTTTGTCAGTCATTTTCATCTCCTGCTGCCCTTCCTTTTTCAGCACCAACAAGGAAACCTGTATCATATCCCGATTCAAAAACTTTTAGGTAGGTATCTTCCATTGCTTTTTTAAATTCATACCAATCCTCACTACCAGAATCATACCAAGAAGTAAGAGGTTTTAATAGTTCTTTATCAATACGCATGTAAACTAATCTCCTGTTTAGGAAGCAACCTTCCTGTTGTGAAATCATAGACACAAGTATCAGCTACTCCTGTCCATCCTGTTTCCCTAGCTTTCAAGATACGAATCTTTGACTCATTCTTTTCTTCTCCTTGTTGATCTCTCTCAAGCCCAATAACATTCCAGGATAGTTGTTCAAGAGCAGCACTGCCACGTAAATCATTCAAACTAATTTCTGCTCCTTCATTGAAACTACCCTTGGATTTATTCCTGGATAGATGGACTACAGTAACTATTCCTACCCCAGACTCATTGCAAAAAGCAGCTAACTCCGTCATAGCTTGATCTATGGCAATACGCTCATTGTCATTAGCTTGACCAGAGAATACAAGAGATAGATGGTCAAGTATAATGAAATCACAGTTAGCACCATAAGCCAAATAACGCATTTTAGCCATAAGTTCTTCTGTCGGTAATGAGCCAAAATGTGAGAGAGCGAACCATTTGTCATTGTTAATCAACCTATCAAAAGATGTTTGCCATTGTTCTTCTGTAAGAATATCTGGGTTCTTTCTAAGCAAAGACAATGGAACATTGTTGTCAATAGCAATATAACTCTGGACTGTTTTCTCTAGAGTTTCCTCTAGAAAGAGATTACCAACTGTAAGGTTATGAGCAGTCCTAAGATGATGACCGACCTCTTTTGCCATAGTGCTCTTGCCAATACCACTACCTGCTGTAAGAGTAGTAAGTTCGCCCTTCCTAAGTCCACCAATCATTCGATTGAGAATGGGATATGGTAGATCATATCCAGCTACCTTTACTTTCTTTACAGCAGACAAATCAATTTCTGTACCTGAGATAATACCCTTGGGCTTATGCTTCTCTGCTGAAAAGAAAGCATTGATAAACTCAGCTTGCTTTCCTGCTTTAAGCATGTCACAAGCATCTTTTTCAGAAGTGGACATGATACGAGATTTATGTGGACCAATTAGTGCTGCAATTTCTTCAGCACATTTACGTCCAGGTTCATCCATATCTGTATAGATGATTACTTCTGCAAAAGACATTACATAATCAAGATTATCCTTTACTGCTGAAGCATTCTCTCCTTTAGGTAACGATACAACTGAGGGTTTGAAATTCGGATACTTATCATATAGAATTTGAAACGTAGCCAGTGTATCAAGCTCACCTCCTGTAATAACCAACTTCTTGCCACCTTTAGGAATAACTGCCTGTCCGAAGAGTTCAATCTGTCCTTTGCTATCTCCGATAGAATAGAATTCTTTCGGGAGTTTCCTAACTTTGTATCCACTAATCTTACCTCCTTTAGTGATAGGATAGTAATGACTATCTACTTCTCCTGTTTCTTCACTCATACCCATCTTAACACCATAATAGGCACAAGTGTCTTTCCTGACTTTTCTCTCCTCAATTGCTAGAGAAGGGAAACTACTTACTGCTGCGATATCCATTGTATGTTCTTTTTCCTTTTCTGGCCCTTCGTGATAGCCACATCTATTGCAATGCCAGGAGATACTATCTTTCATTAAGTACAGATGATCTCCAGTACGGTCTCGTCCTTTACTTCTGCAAGAAGGACAGGGTTTGTTATAGACCATGAGGTTTATATTCTTGTTTCCTGTTCTCAAAGAGATTACGAAGATGTGCAATCTTCTTTAGAACAGCAGCTTGTAGATCATAGGTTCCTACCCACTGAAACTTCTTAGTATCAACAGAATATTCTTTTCCAATGTACTCAGACTTAACATGAGTGATTACTCTTACCCTGATACGATAGTTATCCTGTACTTCAACTACTTCATAAGTACCAAGAGAATTTGTAATAGCATATTGTTTCTCAGTAAGCCCTGTAACAATATCTCCAACCTTAAACATCATCTTCCTCCTCATCTTTAAGATGTTTCACGTAAACATCCCCTGTAACAGGAAGGGATACAATAGCCATTACTTCAGACAAACAGCTATTGCACATTTGCAAGTATTCTCCTGTCTCAGCATGTTTACGACACATTTCAGAGACAGTGAGCTTTGCATTACAACTAAGGCAACGTCCACTCACGATTTATTCCTTTCCTCAAACAATTTGTAAAGATGGGCTATCTTACGTTCAATAGGGGTTTTATTAGCGAAGTTTGGGCCTCTTTCAATATTAATTGAACGATACTTTTTATAGAAACCCCACCAAAAAGTGTCGTCTAGGGTTGATCCCATATTTTGCAGGCGTAGTTCTTTTGTAATATTATCTATATCTACGACTAGATACTTTTGCTCTTGCCACTTAGTACAAGAAAGAACATCTCCTACCATAAAGTCTTCAAACTTCATTTCTTATTCCTTTCCTCGAAGAGTTTATATAGGTGAGCTATCTTTCTTTCGATAGGAGTTTTAGTAGGACCACCTGCTTTCCTAATTTGTACACCTACTTCAAAATGGTATCCATCCCAAGTAAAAGTATACCCATCTTGCATATTTCTCAATGTAAGGGTGCCATGTAGAATATCCACCACTTCGTAGGTAACTCCATACCAACGCTCCTTAGATAAGATATCCCCAATGGAGAATTCCTCCAGGTCCGTCAGGATGACGATGTGGTCAGGATTCGCCCGCTTCGCCTGCATGACGATTTGCGCCATGTTCTGGGGCAACAGGTTTCCCCCGCCCTTGGCATTGATCACTGGCGCACAGATTTCGATTCCGCTCGCCTTGGCCCAGGCCATGAAGGCGGCAGACTCGATGATGATTTTTTCCGTGTCGCCCTCGACGATGAAGCTCACCCTCACCACGGCAAACCTCCATCGAAGAGATTCATCAGCCAGGCGGTGTCCAGACCCAAACTCCCCAGGTCATCGCTGTTTTGCGCCGCATTCTTGACCGTGGTTTTTCCATCCACCTTGTTGACCAGCCAGAGCTCTTCCCGCTTCGACGCCCTCACCACCGACTCGCTATGGGTCGTCACCAGCACCGGATGCTCAGGCGTAGCGTTATCCCGCATCAACTGCACCAATTCGGCAATCGCCTTGGGATGGATGCCGCGTTCCGGTTCCTCGATCAAGGTCAATCCATAGCCCCGAGATCGACTGAGAACCGCAGCCATGATGCACAGTGCATAAATGGTTCCATCCGAAATCAGATTGGCCGGGAAATACGCTTTGGTGCCGGCCTCCTTGAATTTGATCACCGTGCGTCCATCCAGACGTTGCTGTTCCGTGCCCAGCTTCTCCATGCCGGGTACGATCAATTCCATCCAGTCGATGATTTGCTCCCGGATTTCCGGGTTTTTCTCCAGGATGGACAGCATCGTCGCCACATTGTGGCCAAAGGCATCCAGTTCCCCGGTATCCGCGCTGGACGCATCCGGCTCTTTCGCCCCCAAAGGATCAAAACGGAATACCCGGATATTGTTGAGATAGCGATAAAGCGGAATGTCCCCAGTGAACAGCAGCGCGGAAACATCCGCAGGCATGTTGGGCATGTCACCAAGAGCACCCTCCTCACCTTGCCGAAGTTTCGCGGGCTCGCCCTTCTTGCGCTGCAAGATCAATTTGCCCGCCACTAAAAGGCGCTCCTCCAGAGCCGGCGCGGTATCCATGTCGTGAATCTTCAGGGAATAAGCCAGCTTCTCTCCATTCATCACCGCATCAATCGAAAACTCGAAGGTTCTCGCCTTTTGTTTCCTGAACTTGTAGCAATGGATTTGCGAAAACCCGTTGAACTTCCGAATGGCCTTGATGGCCCCCAGTTCAATAACGGCACTCACAAACGACAAGGCATCCGTCAGATTGCTTTTCCCCGCCCCATTCGGCCCGGCAAATACGCTGAAAGGTTCCAGTTGATCCAGCGTGACCTCGGCCACACTCTTGAACCCCACAATCTTGATGCGGTCGATCTTCATGCTTCATCCTTTCCCAAAGCGGAATAGTTCAAGCCGTAGCCCGGATGCAGCGCAGCGGAATCCGCGAGAAACCACGCTTCGATCGCCTTGACGGCGATGAAGATCAGGCTGGTGTGTTCCGTGCCGATCCGGTTGCGGACAACCTCCCCATTCGGCGCATCCTCTAGTTTCATTTGAACCTCCGAGCAATATGTTCAGCAAAACCATCTACAAGCTCTTCACTGAAGAGGGTAGGAGCACTGTTACTTTCAAGGATGTAAACAGTATAGTCTGTAGATACAATGAAGTCAATGGCTCCATAGGAAAGTTCCAGTTTATCCGCTACTTCTTTAGTACTTGACAAAAGGATTTCTTTTAGGTTCTCAATTCTCTTGAGTGAAGGTGGATTACTAAGATAACCATAGCCATTGTGGCTATTCTGGATAGGGTTCTCGGGAGTATCTTCTGTAAGAGGAACCTTCATGTAAATCTTAGGCACCATATTATAACAGAAATATACACGATACTCTGTACCTTTGATTTGTTTGGTAACAAGTTTACCTTCTTGAATTGCTTTCAACACAACAATATGCGGTTCACCAACGCCTAAGTACCTTACACCACCCCCATTGTGTCCAGTAGGATCATCATGGATGAAGTATCCAGGAGAGTACTCATCCTCCTCCTTTACTACAGGAACAGTACCCATCTTCTTACAAAGTTGAAAGAAAACATCTTTCCTTGCACTACGGTAAACTGCTTCACACTTATTACCAAACACTTCTCGGGGATCGTTAGCATTGAATCCACTATTTCCCCAATTAATCTTAATTTCCTCCTCAATAGGATGAAAATGATTGAGAGTATACTGCAAAGTTTCAGCACTTTCCCGAGCCATACGAGGACTAATTACTTTCCACATTATTTCTTCCTTTCATCAAAGAGTTTATACAAGTGTGCAATTTTCTTGAGAATCCCTTCTTCTTTTGTAAGGGGTATGACAGACTCAAGCTCAAGGGCTGATGGAAGTACCCACCAACAGACTTCTAGAAGAAGCACAGAAGTATGTACTACTGATTGAACTGTAAATACTTCTCCCCGTAAATCGCTTTTATAGTCTATAGAAAGATCATCAGCATCTATTTTAACCCTAACCCTATCTCCAACCTTAAACATATCCTTCCTCCAAGGCTTTTACAGCATATTTTGGAACAGTAGCTAGTATTTCTTGGTATGTTCCATTATCCATTCGCCTGTGAACAATCACCTCAAGTTGTCCATTGGGGAAAACATTTTCCACATAAGCCCAATCATCTTTCTGGAAGTTCTTCCCATAGTTATACCGGAATACAACTAACTCACCTTCAATGAAGGAAGGTTCATTAGCAGCAAACTTATTTTGATGTTGTTGGGTGGGATATTTCTTTGGAGGTTGATAAGAAGTGTTGCTGTACCAAACCCCATCATCCCAAATACCCTTCTCAGCATTGAGGATTGATGACCGACCTTTTCGATCCATGAATACCAGCTTACTCCATCCAATATAGGATTTAATAAGCTCTTGATTATAAAGGCGTTTCAGGAAAGCGCGATTATCCCGATACATGGGTTTAATAATCTTTTCATTAAAATGCCATGTATCAGAATACTCCGGATGGTTCTCCTCAATCTTGATAATACCATTATGAACAAAAGCCATATCCTCCGATACATTAAAGGGATGACAATTATCCTTATTCTTTTCTCCATGTGTCTTAATACGGAAATGCAGAATGATTTTCTTTTCAGCATGGGGAGTATAACTGTCATAGAATTCATCGAAGGTAAAGAACCCCTTCTCTACTACCAATTCATTACCATCAGAATACATATATCCCGCACCATCTGAATTACATCGAAAGCATTCAGCAAGGGTTTCTTTAGGGACAACCTTACCTTGGGGGGAAGCTACGATTATGCACATTTGACCACCTCATAGAATTCAGGGTAAACCTTCCGATACTTCTTAACAAATCCCTTGAAGCTATCAATATCAGCAGCTTCTCTCACACCACATACACCTGGAAGTGTCCAATCAAATAGAGCTTGAACAAACTCAAGGCGCATATAAAGTGTCTTTGCATCCTTGGGAGGGGAGAAGATACGGAATTCAATAGTATCTGCGGGAGAAGTATTCAATGCTTCATATTTACCTGCTGAACCCCTTACTCGCTTAGCGTAGAATTCATGGCGAGAATGAAAGTTATCAGTTATCTTCCTCTCATTCTCTGCTAGACAATAGCGATTCTTTGAATAGGCACGTCCTGCAATAGCTTCAATCCAAGGGATATTCTCCTTCTTATAGAGGAAGGCAAGGAGTTTACCTAGTTGCATTTCTCCCATTTTACGCCTATCCACATGAACATGCATCCCACAATTTTTCTTGACAAACAATTTTACTTTGTCAAAGAAACCTTGAAAGGCTTTCTTGTGTACTGCAAGAGTAGCAGGGGCAGTACAGATTTCAAAGCCGTAATCAATAGTGCCATCCCGCTTTACAATGGCATGACCATTCAAGGCATCTACTACATTTTTAACCTGATCTTTGCAATCTTCATATTCCAATTCAATACCCATGTAAACAGGAGTGGTTTCTCCATTATCCTTAAAAGGTAGGATGGATTCTGCACGAGTATTGTACTCCCAGATTTGATATTTCTTCTTACAGTCTTGGCATTCAATTCCATAGTAAATGCCATGCTCATCACAGTAGTTGTAATAAGTTATAAGGAAGGAGAAAGGAATTTTCACACCAGCTACTTCATAGTAATGGTCCCCTAGTGTGTAGTACCTCCCATTATCCCAAAAGTATTTCTCGCGATCAAGCAAGAAAGAAGTATCTCCGAAGAACTCAGGTACACCATCCAACCAGATAGTTTTTAACATATTCTTGGGAAGAATTTCCCCTGTATTGTAGTCTTTGGCAAGAGTGCCCTTTACCCCTGTTTTCTTATACATCCAAGAACGTTTATATTGTCCAGATTTCCCTTCAGTAGCAGAAAGGAATTCATCCCACAATTTAGGATGAATGAACCCACGATATAGACCTTCAGGGATTTCTTCAGGCCAGAGAAGAGAGAGGATATGGTAATCATAAGCTACTCTTGGCCGTGTGTTTTCATAAAACCAACCTTCTTTGTATTTGTAAACATCCACCGTAGTCGTATCTGTAGTACAACGGGAGATGTAGTAATGACACACCCCCTCAAAGTAAAGACCACTATCCTTGAACTCCCATCCATCCGGGAGAGTAGCAGTTTCAAATGCTTCATAGAGTTTATGGAAGGTAAAATACATGATGACCGACCTTTCTAAAATTCTTGCAGGAGTAAGAGGAAAAGAGTTACACCGATTAGGTAGAACATAGCTACCCTTTCAACGATAGGTACAGTATAATTCATCCTCATTAACAAACCAGGAAGGTATTACTGTCCATTTGTCTGTAATAACCCAACCTTTAATAGGATAAACCTATAGTCTGTAGCCTTCTCAAAAGCCAATAAAGTACCGTTAACTACCAGTTCATCATTATAGGGGAGCATAGTTCACCTTTCTAATCCATATACCTGTCTTATACGAAAGTAAAGTCTCCATCTTTATCCCTTCTGTGCCATGAGCAAAGCAAGGTAGAAGGTTTCAAACGGTACACCCCTCTTACAGCACTCCCTTGCAATAGCCCAATGTCCACATTGTTTAATACGGTTGGATAGATAAGAGAGATAGGGCATTGTTATTCCTCAAAGAAATCTAAACCATCTACAAGTTTTTCTGTGTCAGCATCATAGATATTCCAACCCACTGGATTTCTTTTTTGATACAACAGTTGAAGTCTCTTTGCTTCCTCCAATGAAGCAATATCAATAGGCTCCTCAGACTTTCTTGTTGGCCCATCGTATCCCTCCCCCCTATACATTCTACTTTGTTTACACAAATGGTAACACATGGCCTAACCTTTCATAAACAGTGAGTAATAAAGCCATACAACATCCTCATGTTCTGGCTTCTTTCCATACATGGTGACATATAGGAATGTTAATACTTTCATTGATGATTTCATTCAATAACTCCTACATAGATAAGTAGAACAAAGATGAAGATAACAAGGAGTTGTCCAACGATAACCCCACCGAGAAGGATTAGAATATCAATAGGTTCCATATTAATCTCCTAATTGTTAAGATACAGTGCCTCATATTCCTCGTTCTTAAAGTGGAAGAAGATACCCCTTTCTTCTATTAAATCCACCTCATCTTTATGAGGAATTTCATCTTCAAGCCAACCATCCTTATCCAATTCAACTGTTAGTTCTGGATCAAACTGTGAAAGGTATTCAATCAGATGTTTAACTTTGATGGGGCTTACATCTTCTTCTTCCATGTTAATCTCCCGTCCAATCCTTACAAATCCAATAAAGAAAAAGTAAATAACCTATACAAAAGAGACCCCAGAGAATAATTAATACCATGTTTGTTCCTTCCAAGTAATCCAACATGCATAGCAAGTGTCATAATCATGGGCATATCCAGGTTTCATTGTAGTTCCCTTCCATTAATACGAATAGCAACAGTACGCAAGCCAGCAGCAGCATACACTTTGATTTCAGCTGTAGCATACTTCCGAAATCGTGCATAGGCTTGAGCTTTGTTCTTGTATCCGCCAATACGAACGTTTTCTAGTACGCCATGACAGGACAAGCCTGTCCGATCACGTTTGTGAGCCATTACAAAATATGTCATGTTCTTCTCCTAAAGAGTTAGATAAAAGTAAACAACATCAATCAGGATAATTCCTGGGTAAAAAAGGAAAGCCCAATATGGCATGTTAGTTTCCTTATGCGAGAGGGTCGGTCATATTACAACAGGCCAGCATATTGTTTGCTAATCTCATGAGATTGCCCATCATCCCTATATTGTCTATAGGTTTCATATACATCCAGGATAGTTTCATCATCCTCTGATGCCATCCAGGGGGCTATCTCCACAATCCAATTAATAATCTCATCCCTGCTCATTCCATTCTCCAACAGTGGAAAAACAAAAAGCCCCTAGGACAAGGCAATCTTGTCGTTAAGGGCTAGATGTTTGGAAGCTACAGATTATCCCAAGTAAAACAACAATCAAGGAGACGATTGCACATTTTGTCAGAATAGAAAGCTTGTTCATAATCTTCCGACCAATCAAAATCATACTGTTCATTAATAAACATAATAGTCCCCATAATAACAAGGTAACATTACCCGCGAACATCCCCATATTTCAGAGGATGTTGACGTGTAAGGCTAACAGGTTAAGCCTTAGCAGATACATACTCCTCAATCATGGCAAAGAGTTCGGCTTCCTTGTCATCATCAACCAGCACTTGCTTGCCTTCTTTGATAGTTGCCTTAGCCCGTGCAACAAGGGCTTTCAAGGCTTTCGTAAGGTCAAGGTCTTGCGCTACTTTCTGTTCCTTCACAATCGTGAACATCGGATTGCTAATACACTTCTCCGCCAATTCAACAGCGAGTTCCTCATTCTTCGCATAGTGCCCCTTGAAGAAGATACCAGCATCCTTCTTGTAAGCAAAGTTACCCATTTTGCAAAGGAATGTGATTGTGTCATTGGTCCGATTGTAACCATTGGAGAACAAAGCCCCAATGAGCTTGATGCCAGGATCAGCATTGTTATGTGCAACCGATTGATAAACACATTGGGCAATGATGCCAGTGAGCAGGGCTTGAATTTCAGCTTGCTTCTTGCCGAAGGAGGAGATTTGAGATTGCAGCTTGGACACTTCGATTTTCTGGAACATGATAATCCTTTCAATGTAATTGGTTGCCTGATAGGCAAGATGCAAAGAGTGCATCAGGGAGAGCACGGACAAGCCATGCTCTCGTTGTGATGGATTCTTTCTATTGAATGTTTAGTCTCACTCTCGTCATCCTTCGCTAGTTTGCTAGCGCATCTTTACGGGAGACATAGCTAACGACATCCACCACACAATAGTATTAGGTGGTTAGCTAGTTATCATCGAATTGTTAAAGAGACAGGACAAGCCTGTCGTGCTCCGATGTTCACCTGAGAATAACTAGCAGCATAATTAATCGGGCAGGGTTCAACATATCGCACAAACCCATTATGAGAATGTATCTCATTATCAGGGCGGATAGGTTCTTACTACCATCCGAAAGAAGCTAGGTATAATGGTGCCTAGGTTATTCCAAAGGTTAGACTACAACCTGAGGTATAGAACATCGGTCGAACTGTTAAAGAACGTGGACTACGCCCTCTATAGAGCAAGGCCCATGCCAGCTATAAAACAATCAATAGAATCAATAGGTTAGGTGCTAAATGAGAATGAGTATATTCTATAGGTGTAAAATATTCCGACATCTGCCCTATAAGAATCAAGCACTTAGGTTGTCAGGAAACTTTACACTATTATGAGAAGTGAGCTAAGTACTTGAATACAAAGGAAACACAGTGTAAAGAATTCCGACAGCACTCGGGAGCACGATAGTGCGACCTATGGACGCGCGTAGCAATA